ACCACGTTGATTTTTTTTTTGAGCAACAGGATTTTCCTCAAGTTCTTGTATGGCAGGTAAATCAACACCCATAGATTTCCAAAAAGTATTCCATACAGAATAGATTTCACCTCCACTTAACTCAGAGATCCATTCACCTACCTGCTCTGCTGTTGCAGTCTTAGTAAAGCCAACAACATAATCATTTCCAATAAGTCCTGCGTAGATTAAGGTTTTAACCAACAAATAATGATTCTCCTCATTAAGTTTCATTATCCGATTTAGCAAGTCCTCAGTTTCAAAATTAGCTTGCTCTCCGTTGTAAATTATCTTAGCCAATTCGATGGCTGAAAAGTTGTTAAACCGCAAGGTTCGTTCCTGACCTCCGATGTTTAGTTTCATGATTCCTGTCATGCCGTAAATTTAGTAATTAATACCAACAAAAAAAGCCCTCATTTAGAGGGCTTTTAACTAAACACAAACACGGAAAACAGGAAATTAGGTTGGTATTGCGTCATCAATCGGACCAGAACCTGTAATTGTTACAGAATATGTCTGGTATTCAGGCGCAGTTGCAGTTTCGTCAAACTGAGAGATAAATCCTTGTCCATATCGGATGTAAGAGTTATCAAGTGATTGAAACTTAAATTTCTTAGTAGTTCTTGCAATGACAATGTCAAAGATTCCTTCAGCAGAGATTTCACTAGCTCCAGGAGCTGTGTTAACATCACCTTCAAAGCTCATTGTCCAAGAAGCAGTAGAAGGAAGGTTCTGTACAAAGTCACCAGTACAATCGTTGTTTATTTCTGTTGCTGCAACAGAGATTGAAAGGGACTTGGAAGAAGTACATACCGCCAATTTCCAGTTTGGAGTAGAAGTCGCAGAGCTGTCGATGTAAACTCCAATATCTTTACTAAATAATTCGTTAGCCATAGTCGTTATCAATTATTATTTCAAAGGTAATAGAAAATATCAATTAATCAAAAGGGTACTACAATGTGAAAGTAAGTGCGGATATTTCGATAAATCCAATACTCACCTGTCCGTAACTGAACACTATTTGAAGAGTTCAATCTAGTCTCACCAACTTTCCATCCATAGGCAGTAATGTTTATATCATTCATGTTCATTGGATTGATAATATCGTCAATATCTTCAGCAATGTCAAGAGCCTGATCCATGCCTGTAGGTCGTGTAAAGCCTGTTACAATATCAACTGTAACTTCAGCGTTAAACTTCTTGCAGTCAGCATTCTGGATCTCATTTGTTGTGATATTTGATATAATCACATAAGGGTAAGCAGCATTCTCAGGAATAGAAAAAGCATCGTACACAGGCACACCAATCTCTGGGTACAAAGCCTGATAGTAACCTGATTTTAACGCTTTAGATAAATCCATATTCAAAGATAAGTTTTTTTTAGCGATTGATGTTAAATCCAAACCTTGACCCTGTCTGTCGGAAGGCAAGTCTGCATCGGCAGTTAATGGTGTTATTCATTGTTGCTCCTTGTGTTGAATCCCCAGGATATGCAAGAAGTTGACCTTGTACAATAAAGTTGTCCTTCAACGGAATAAAATACTTAGGGTCAGTCATAATATGAGAATCTCTAGTTCTATCATCACGCATAGCTTTCCATGCCTTTTCCCAATTCAATCCTGATGATTCTAAGGCAAATATCTGAGCCTTGCTCATGGCATTGGTAGTCTCGGTTCGTGCTATCGTGTTGGCACGCAGTTCTAGGTCTACAGAGCGTATCAGCTGCGTTATCTCTTGGTCACTTAACCCTAGACCTCTCTGCTTAGAGATAAGCTCTCTAACACGCTTAATACCCGTGCTAAGGACTTCGCTAATCCTAAAGATAATGTAGGTCTGCAAGAAGCCATCCATGAGCCTTCTCCAAAAAGAAGTCATCTCACTTGTCTCTTGAGGTTTTAATGTACTTGCAACCTCGTCAAATATGTCCTTTGTAGAAATTTCTTGATTGGTTATCGGAGCAACAATAGAGTTCCAAGTTAATGTCCCTTCATCCTCCATAATAAGCTGATACATGGCCTGATAAACCATCTTTAACCCATTATCATCAACTTTGCCAATGTCTTGTCCTATGGCAAATAAATCAGCCATTTCATTGTACTGATCTGACAACGCTCTTCTTATCAAACGAGCAAACCTCTTCTCAAAGTAGGAGTGTCGAGATAAGAATATGTTGTCTGGGTAATTCATTTAGCACGCTCATAGATTTCAACTGCTCCCCAAATTACTAAAAAAGCAATAGAAATCGACAATAAGTATGCAAATGGCTTATTTACCCAAATAGCAATCTCCACAATCCCTGAACAGATTGCTAAACACAGAAATGCTAAAAAGCAAATCTGTGCTAAATCCTTTAGTTTTATCATGTTTGTTGTAATAGTTTCCTGATGTTTTTTAGAGTCTTTTCAAACTCTATCCTTGCGTTCTTGTATAAAAATGACCTAGAAGGTAAAGGATAAAAAGGTGGTTGATTCCCTTTAAATTGTAAAGCGTAACTTACTAATCCATATTCTTGTAAAAAAGACTTGTCAACTCTTACACCTGTTCCAAATTCTATAAATGGAGCATAATTTACATCATCAATACCTCCTGCCTTAACTATCCAGGTAAGGCCATTATTTTCAGATGCTGTTCTAATTGTTGCTTTTAAATCACCTGTTTTAACAGGAACATCTCTTTGTGCATCAGCTTCAGTTCTTACTGACCACTCACGGATTTCATCAAGAACCCCTTGCTTAACATCCTTTGAATACTGATCTAAATCCTTTGAGAGAATATCTACTCCAACTACCTTAACTTGGACTGCCATTTCTGTTAGTGGTTTCCATTGCAGAGAACGCTCGTATAGTGATATACCTTCTCAATCGGTCTACCTTGGGAGCCATTGAAGTAAAGTAAAATCCTCTCCACTCAATCTGATCTCCATTAATAATGGCAACAGAAGGGTTGTATCGGATTACTACCTCAATCAATGTACCTAAGTCCTGCTTCTGCACAACAACATCAGCACTAGCACTAATCTCACGAACACTAGCTCCTTTTGGCTCGTAGTATGTAGATACAGTGTTAATCAGCTGACCTGTAACAGGATTCTGAGTTTGTATAGAACGCTTAAAGGCAACTTTCTCTCGCATCATGGGAATACAATTCTTCTGTATGGATTTACAAGCAACTTAACCTCATTTAATAAATTAGCATCTGAACCTTCTTCTCTAAACTCGTAGTAGTGGTATGCCTGACGATAGATTGCTTGCTTAATTGCATCATTTACCAAACTTGCGTTGGTTACATAGGTAATATCAATATCTTTTCCACCTTCTTTAAGCAAATCACCAAATAAGGTGTAACCTGCCGTGCTGATAGAAGTTATTGGACCATAAGGCAACTTATAGTTCTTAGGCAAGTGCAACGCAATTAATCTAATGGTTCTGATACCTAGAGACTTCTGCATATACTGCTCAATGTTCTGTCTTGCTTATTTTAGAAACAACAATATCAAATTGTCATCTGTATCGAAGTCAATTCTTGCGTAGTCCTTAAAGTCGTTAACATTGTAAGGTTCAACGTAACTAGCCTCACTTGTAAAAGTTACTTGTAGTCCTGTTGCACCCTGATAGTCATATACTGGCAATATATCGCCAAGCATATCTTCATTAAATTCGTAGCCTGCCATGATGTAAAGATAATAAAAAAGCCTTGGAAAAATCCAAGGCTCTTAATTCAAACTATTGATTCCTAATTAGGAAGCCAAAGTTACCTTAATGAAGGCGTTGTCATAGAACACAGGAAGAGCAACTCTCTCTTCAACACGAACTAGGATTACGTTTTTCTCAGCATCGTCAGAGTTCTGATCGAAGAATCTGATACGAGGTGCCTGACGGGTCAACAACTGCGCTTGGTTCCAATCACCAACGATACCTGTTCCTTGAGAAAGGTAAGAGTTAGAGAATACAGGGATACCTACTACGTTCAACTGTCCAGTCAAAGGATTAACAGTTACAACACCAGGGAAGTCATACTCACCAGAACCAGCAGCTTTACCCAACAAGATGTTTACATAATCTTGGTTGCTCAACACGATTCCAGTTGGAGTGTGAAGGTTGTTCTTCAACTGACGCAAAGCAGCATCA